CAAATATACAAAAAGAAGTAGCGGTCTTTAACAAAGAAAATGTTAGATATCAAGCAGAGCTTCAAGATGAGTTAGCAAAACATAATTCTAACTTACAAAGAGCAATTACTTCTGCTCAAATAGCTTCTCAAAAAGCTCAATCAGACTCACAGCAAGCTACATCAACCGACATAGCTAACAAAGCAGCAGACCAAGCTTTATCTTTACAGAATGCAGTTCAGAACATGCAAGCTCAGGTACAAGATAATACTGCATTAATAACTAAATATTCTGCAGACCTTCAAGAGTATCAAGCGGAGGTTCAAAAAGAAATACAAGAATATACACAAAATTTACAAAAAGATAGCGTTAAATATGAATGGTATTCTAAACAATATCAAATGATTGACGCTCAATACAAAGAACAAATACAATTACTACAAGGAGGTAAGTAATGGCAGCAAATAAAACAACGGTAAATATTTCTGCATCAGTTTTACCTGATGACATGAAAGCATCTGTTAGTGGTTCAATAGTATATAATTTAAACGATGGTGCGGGAGATAACTGTAAGTGGATTTCTTATGCTCAAGATATAGATGCTAGTAGCGAAGTGTTATTAGTAGCAGATATAGGTTATCTACAAGGCACTGCAGGAGATACAACGCCTACAAGAACACATGCTAATGATAATGTTGAATTTATAATAATAAAACATTCTGGATTTAGAGCAGACGGAACAACGGCTACAACGGAAAAACTATTTTTTAATTTTACTCATGGAGTAGTAGCAGCAGATGCAGCAGGAAATCTATGTTTAGACGCAGGTGAAGCTTGGTGTGGAAAATTCAATGCAGCAGAAGATACAGCTAATTTTACAGCGATAGCAGCAGATAATGACATTAAAGTGCTAATATATGCAGTACTAGATGACGTGGCATAGGAGATAATATGGCAGCAATAGAATTTACTGGTAAAGAAATATATAGTAGAGTATTACAGGCAGTACCTGGAGTATCAGAGAACTATGTAATAAACTTAATTAATGAAGCATTGATTGATATGGGTAGATATCCAAATCAAATAGAAAATGCCAAAACAGATTTAAAACACAATCAACTATGGTATGCCTTAGATGACGATGAAGCAATAACAGTTAACAAGGTTTTTAGATGCACTATTTTAAATTCAAGTGGAGAATACATCAAAATACCTAGACTGTCTAATGGAGAAATAAAACAGTTTTATAATGAAAGTAGTACGTCTTCTAATACTACTTGGACGGAGATATAATGGCAGCTGTAAGTAGTTCATACAAAGACCCTAATGATAGTTTTGTTTGGTGGATAGAGGGCGATAGAATCGCTATAGCTACATCTGAAGGAGATGGAAGTACTAACGAAACCACAGAGGGCAAATTAAAACCAGTACAAATAGGCTCTGGTAACACCATTACTGATGGATTAGTAATATCTTATTATGCAGAACCAGATAAACTTACAAGTATTACCGGAACAATAGATATAGACAATTCTTTACAACCGGGTTTAATTGATTACGTAAAAGCAAAAGCTTTAATGGATGCGGCAGCTTCTGCAACAGAACCTACTTTGGCACAGATTAAAATGGCTTCTGCTCAACAATGCATGGCTAACTATAAAGAATGTGTTAGAAGGTATGGAATGAAAAAAACAGATAAGGTGGGAGGAACTAGACAAGTAGCTCCTTCTGATTTACGATAATGTATAGAGGTCCCAACGGAGCAGGAAAAGGAGATAAGCCTAGGAATATAGGTATATCTCAAAAAGAATATGCGAAGCGTTGGGACATAATATTTAATTCAAAAAAGAAAGGCAAGAAAAGTGGAAGTAAATAAACAGACTAAACTAACATTAAGTTTAGAAACTATAGTAAGCGGTGTAGTAACGCTTGCAATGATTATTGGTATGTGGTTTACTCTACAAGCTGATATACAGCTAGCTAAAGAATTACCTGCACCCTCAGTATCACGAACTGAATATGATTTAAAAGACCAAATGATTAGAGATGCAGTATTAGACACACAAGAAGATGTTGAAGAAATCAAAGAAGATATTAAAAGTATTGAAACATATATATTAAATAAGAAAGATTGATGAACGATGAACAGATATATTATATTACTATGGTGTTGGCTTGGCTTAGCTTTGTTACCATCATCATTGGTATCACAGGATAACATTAGAAGTTTACAACAAGTTCAACTGTTAAGTCAGGATGAATGTGTTGTAGTTCAAGTGAATGCAGATTGGAATTTTTCTGCTAATATAGATTTAAGTAAATTAAAGAATTGTGCTATATTTAATGCAAGTATAGACAACCCAGAGTTTGGTGCTGCAATTAGAGATGAATGGAATGTAAAGTCAGTACCGACAATTATTATGTTTGAATATGGAAAAGAAATTCGCAGATTTGAAGCAGGATTATCTTTTCAGTTAGACAAAGATACAATATTAAGAAAAATCAATAATGAAATTGATGAAATACAACTAAGGAAGTTTAGATGATATATTTAGCAAGATGGTATAAACAATTACTATGTAGTGTATTATTAATGGGGACTTTAATAGGACAAGACTTTTTCAAGTTTAGTACTATTTATGGTGCATATAGTTTTAGTAGTCCAATAACTAAAGAATTACAATACCAAGTGTCAGGTGGGCAATTACAAGAAATAATAGATGAAAGAGATGACCATTCTGTTATGACCTTTGGTATTCGTAAACTCGCCAGATACGGATATGAGAACAAGCCAGAAGTTTGGTTTTCAGGAAGTGAAAATCCTATAAACGAAAGTGCTGCTATTGGTAATATTGTTACTGGTTGGGAATATGTAATTCAATATTCAGACCACAAAGAGTTTGAAGAAGAGTTTGTTAATGAGCAGTATATGCTCAGATACTTAGGAAATAACTTTTTACTAAAAGCAAATTACGATTCAAGAGGGTTAGAAGGAGTTGAATTTGCAGCATTAGATATGCGATATAAAAAGAACTTAGGTAATTTAGCTTTATCTTTAGGGGTTGCAGGAAGAAGCCACCCAGCATACTTAGATTTTAGACCAATAGATTTATATTGGGAAGAACTAGGTATTGACCCTGATGGAGTTATTCCATTTTGGTTACTAGCTTGGGACGAAGCAGGATATGCAGATGGTCCTTATAAAGATGAGTGGAAACAACATTTTACTCAATTTGGTTATGAATACTGGGATTGGTGTTGGACTGATGCTGAGGGGAATGTAGTAGCAATAACTGATGAAGAATTTTATAGAGTAGTATATTCTGATTTAGTGCAAGATTATAATGAAAAATTTGCTAAAGACTTAGGGTATCAAAATGAACTAAGTTTATCTTTAGGTGCAGACTATTATAAGTACACGCCTAAGAATTGGTTACATATATGGGTTACTACTTATCCAATTACCAAAGGTATGTCAGACTATTCATTTAACTATGAACTAGCTGACAATGGAATGGATTATGACTTAGGACTAGTATATGGTTGGAAACTAACTAATAAGTTTGGAGTATTTTTAGAAGGAAGATTCTTGTCAATGTATGACGTGGAATCTTATGAGTCTAAGGTTGGACTTAACTGGTTAATATATTAGTGGCTGCAAGAAAAAGAAAAAAAGCTATACCTAAAACTACAAAAGGAAAGGGAGCTAATTATAGAAAGACTAAGTCTGGAGCAGGAATGACTGCTAAGGGAGTTAGAGCTTATAGGAAAGCAAACCCTGGAAGTAAATTAAAGACTGCTGTTACTGGTAAAGTAAAAAAAGGTAGCAAAGCAGCTAAAAGAAGAAAGTCTTATTGTGCAAGGTCTTTAGGACAACTAAAACGAAGCTCTGCTAAAACTAGAAACAATCCTAATTCTAGAATAAGGCAGGCGAGAAGGAGATGGAAATGCAGATAATATGTGATTGCGGGTGTGGAATATGCCTAAGTTAAATGTAGTAGCAAGTATTATTGACAAAGTAGCTGGTCATGTAGACAAGTTTACTTTAGATAAAGAAGAGAAAGCAAACTTAATCATGGAGATTAATAAGGCTCAAATAGAAGTTAACAAGATAGAAGCAGGTTCTTCTAGTCTATTTAAAAGTGGGTGGAGACCTTTTGTAGGATGGGTTTGTGCTTTTGCATTGTGTTATCACTTTGTATTGCAACCTATGATGGCTTTTGGATTAACTGCAGCGGGATACAATATTGTATTACCTGAATTTGATATGACTACTTTGACTACGGTATTAATGGGACTTTTAGGTCTTGGAGGAATGCGTAGTTTTGAAAAAGTCAAAAGGTCTGCATAATGCCAAGAAAATCTTTACAGCTCAATGACTTTAGTAAGGGGCTTAACACTAAGTCCTCTCCTAGGGATATTTTACCTAACCAAGTATCAAAAGCAAATAATGTAAACTTACATAATCCGGGTTTAATATTGTCTTCTTCTGTCTCAAGTGCTAAATCATCAGCCAATGTACCTGACACACAAACAGTTGCGGGGTATGGTGCCTTTATGTTTAACAGTCAATATAATACAGACAACAGTGAAACCTTGGGAACTGCAGTTCAAGTATTCGCATTCCCAGAAAATAATGGCTCAGGAACAAGTACAAAGATTTTAACATACGCCAGAGAATTTGGTAATACTAGCACTCTTACTTTAACAGAAGATTCTAACGATGCTATTATTGACATGCAAACTGAAAACGGAGTATTACCAGTATACTATTACGTTGATGGTACTTTATTTGTATCGGATGAAAGCGTAGTAGATGAAGTTCCAGATTCACATGAAGAGCCAAGACGTTTAGTATATGTAAATGAAACAGATAGATTTGGAACTGATATTAGTGGTTGGTTAGACACTACTATGCAAATAGAAAAATTATCTACTAAATTTGAGGCTATAACAAAAGGAACAAGTTTTACTGACCCTGGAGCTGGAGAGTTTAGTATAAAATTACAGACAGACCCAACTTTAGATTCTCAATCATTTTTTGATATTATTGAAAATACTGACTCTGATAACTTTCTTAAAGTAACGCCCAATCCAAATGATTCAAATCCAGACCCTACTGCTGACATAAAAT